TTGTGAATAATGAAGTCTCTTATGAATTGCAGACATCACTTTCATGCCACGCTCTAACATAGCAACTGTGGTGCCTACAGGAGCCTCCTGACTCATGTTACTAACCTGTTGGTCTGCGAGTGAGATAAATCTTCTACCGCCATCCACTAAGGCCGCTAGAAGCTGTGCTAACGTTCCTGAAGGTTCTTTGTATGGTAGAGGTATTATTGAATCACGAATACTACCTCCTGGTGCATCTATGTCCCGCCACTCGCCCGGTTGCAAAGGCTCGTCATCATTGCGAACCCTCACTCCCCTAGCCTTAAACCCAGCAGGGAGGTTAGCTAGAGTTCCTGCGTCTATTAACTGACGTAGAATACTCGTAGCCGCTCGGCCTAGGCCCCCAATCATATGTATAATACCAAAGCCATAAAACCCAAGACCAGGCATAAACTTGTAATGTACAAAGTATTGACGTTTTTTTGCTAGATCAGAGTTCTCTTTAAAGTTTCTTCGAATAGAAAGTACTGAACCAGATCCTTCATCAATAGTAACAATGTATGGAAGTTGAATACCTGTGGTCTCTCCGTCTGGAGACATGTCTTCAAATCCTTCAATATCTAAATCAACATGCATTTCTAAAATGGTATAGACATCATCAACATAGGTTTTAGAAGTACCTTGAATCTCATTTACTTTTTCTTGAACAGGGTTCTCTTCAGCATCTGTTGTTGACAGTTCAATGTCTTTGTACATTCCTGCAACTTGCATCTTCCTTAACTCATTATACTCCATGCGTAATACATGCGTAACTCTAGAACTGGTATTTAAATCTGTTGCAGCATAAGGAACAACTAAGTCTTGCGCTGGAACAAACTTTGAAACAGCACGTTGTTTAGACTCATCAAAATATACTTTCTTAAAAGTAGAACCAGATAGCGGTAAATAAAAAAGAAGTTGATCCATGTCTGGGTCGTATTCTTCCATAATCTCCGTAATCTGATAGTTCATAAAGTCTTTAACTCTAGAAGCCTGTTCTTCTCTATCTGGATCTTGCAATCCTAAAAGCTGTGATTGAACAGGGCCTCCGGCTGGCAGAAGTTCTTTATATGCCTGCGCTTGAAACTGTGTAACTGATTCCATAATTAATGGATGCGTGACTCCAGAAGCACCCGCAAAGGGTTCTGAGCGTTCTGAATAGTTAATTCCTAATTGATCTAAACCTTTGGTATATGTCTCTTCCCAATCAGACCTAGACTCTAAGTCGTCGTTATAAGCTGAACGTAGTTCAGAAGACAACTCATCAAGGTAGCCTTTATCTAAATGTTCTGCTAAATTGTCCTCATGCAAAATTTCTTCTTCTTGATTGATCATTTCTGATAGAGCAGTTATAATTGCTCCTCCTTGACCATCCTCAAGAACTTCAGCCCCTTGATCAAAATTCATTGGTTCGTTTACAGATACTTCTACGTCTGGAAGACCAGCTGTATCCCCTGGTACTAAGCCAGCATCTACAAGTGATCCCATTGGTTGTGGTGGTAAAGCCATTAATAATACTCCCGTGTTCTGGGTCTCCATTGATCGTCATAGTCATCTTCGCCGTCAAGAGAAATGAAACCTCCTTGACGAAAACGCATTAGTGCTAAAGTCATACTATCACAAAAATCGTCATAGTCACCATTAGGAAACGAAGAAACCTCTTCAATCACTTCGTCTGCGAATTTTTTGTCCTTTGGTGCCCATACAACTCCCGCTTCAAACAAAGGAGCAACCATATGCATTCTCGTCACCTTATCACGTCCTTTGCCCGGTGAGAACCCCAAAGCTGGTATTCCCCGTAAACGTAGTTCATCTATCAACGGTGTACCAGTTGCTTTTGCCTCCACTAAAACCATGTCAGGCTCCCAATAATCGTGTTCTTCGTAGGCAACTTCCTTTAATTCAGGGAAACTCCACCGCCCACGCTGGGCATCCATCAAAATTATGTGGTCTGGTCCCCCATCTTCTGGATTAAAGATGCCCCATGTGGTAATTGCACTGTAATCCGCAGTTTCTTTCTTGCTAAACGCTGTATCGTAGGACTGTAGTATGTATTTTACAGGCGGAATCTTCTCTTTTTCCCAATCTTGCCACCAAATCCGCTTAATAATTGCACTTTCCGTGGATGTAGGCTGTTGTTGCCACTGTGCAGACCACTTACCTACAGGTAATGACGCCTTAATAGACAACAATGCGTCTTTTTTCCAAAATTCAGGCCATAATGGTTTGTCTGAGGGCATAATTGCAGGAAATTCTACCACTTCCCACTGATCCGACATGACATCGTTGCCCTGTGCCGCCAATAAACGGCCTGTCAAGTCCTTTTTTCCCCATCGAGTCATAACAATGATGATAGAACCACCAGGTTGAAGCCTCTGACGAGGTCCAGAAGTGTACCATTCATAGGCATGATCGAATGCAGTCTCACTTAAAGCGTCTTGTTCCGAGTGTGGGTCATCAATTACAAACAAATCCGCACCACGACCAGTCACCGCTGCGCCTACACCCGCCGCAAAGTACTCACCACCCTTGTCCGTTTGCCATTTTCCAGCGCCCTTGTTGTCTTCTTTCAGGTTAGTTGTTGGAAATATCTCTTTATATTGTGGGTCATCAATAAGATCTCGAACCTTGCGTCCAAATCTAACAGCCAGCTCTGTATTGTGCGTTGCCTGAATGATCTTTAACTTCGGATTACGTCCCAAGAACCATGCTGGCATAAGGTATGATGCAAATTCAGACTTAGAGTGACGTGGGGGCATATTGATGATAAGGCGTTTTAATTCACCACGCGCCACACGTTCTAACTTTTCTGCAATAATCCTGTGATGCTGCCCCTCAATAAAGTTTTCATACACATGATGAGCAAAAGGCATGAACTTATTTTGTGCCTCGTCCCTGATGTCTAAAAGTTTTTTAGCCTCAGTAAGAGCGAGTATCTCTTTCAGGGCATCTTCTGGAAGAGCCTGTAGGTTCATTGTCTTCGTGAAAGTTTCACAGGTTGATAATAAGGAGCTATTCTAGGTCTTACAAAAACAGCTTCCGTATTAGTGTTTGGTTTAACACACGTCCAATTACCATTTACTTTTTTAGTTTCATATCCATCAGGGCAGGTAAAAGGTGGAGTATCCTCCTCTTCTTCATCAACTCCTTCAGCGGGAAGATCTTCACGATAATCAAAGTCTTCATCATCTAAAACTTCTTCCTCAACAGCCTCACCTAATAAGGACGTATCTTGTTCTCGTTCCGGAAAATCTTCTGGCAATACAGAAGAGTCTATAAATTGTGTTGTTGGAATAGAAGCTATACCAGAAGTTGTCTGAGTTGAGGTTGTTCCTGTTGAACCCTGCATGGTTGATGTAGAAGGAGTAAAGGTACTACCCTCAATCGTCTGATCAAGATTAACAACATTTCCAGCGGGAACTAAGCTTGTGCTAGGAACTCTAACTTCAGTTGATGGATCTTCTATAACGATCGTATTTAAACGAGGCTCTACCGCTGTTTCTTGTGTTGGAGTTGAAACAACTTCAGTTGTTGGAGCAATTACTACTTCGGTTGATGGTCCTTGGGCCGTGGATATAGGAGCACTCATTTCTGCTTCTGCTATATTTGCAATCTCAGTCATAGACAATCCAGTTTGATTCGCTACAGAAATCGCTGTATCCGCAGATAAGGCTCCAGTCTGAGCAACCTCTTGAGAAATTATATCTGTCGCTGTTAATGTAGCATTTAAACTACTTGCTATTGGGGCACCCATCGTTTGTTCAGCTAAAGCTGGACTAGATAAAGTTCGTGGGTCAACACCACCTTGACCAAAATTATCTAAACCCTGTCCTGGTATACCTTGTGAAGATTTTACTGGAGCACCCATCGTTTGTTCCGCTAAAGCCGGCCCTGTAACAGGAGCAACTGATGGAGTCTGATCCACGTTTATAGTTGAATCAGTAGCAACCACTGGAGTAGAAAGAGAAGGAGGTGTAAAGTTCACACCAGTTCCAAGTTGCGACAACGAAGGAGTAACAAAGTTTGATCCGGTTTGTTGATTAACCACGGGCAACGAACCTACGTTGGTTTGTATCACAGGTGCACCAGAGGATGTTGTTTCTACCACAGGAGCTAGATCTAAGTTTATTCCTGGAAGAGATAATTGAGCTTGTTGTGTCTCGCTCCTTGAAACTGGAGCACCCATCGTTTGTTCCGCTAAAGCTGGACCCGACAATGTAGCAACACCAGAGGATTGTACTTGTGGAGAACTCAACAACGCTGGCCCTGATGTATCCACCACAGGAGCTTGGTTAGTAACTGTTTGCACCACAGGAGCCGTTAACGTGCTGTCAAAGTTAGGTAAGGATGGAAGAGAGTTAATATTAGCTGCTTCTGTTACAGGGCTTACATCAAAACCAGATGTCGTATCTGATCCTACGTCTGTACCAAAACCAGATACTTGACTTACAGACTCTACATTAGGTGCTCCTTGTTGATTTGTCGTTGAACCTAAAACAGTGTTATCAAGAGTGGTGTTTGATCCTGTTAAGGTATTAATACCAGTACCCACTGAACCAGCGCCAGCACCAAGAACACCACCTACTTGTCCTTGTTCAAACGCTTCAGGCAAAGTTCTTAATACGTCAAAGTTTTCACCTCCAGATAAATCACCCGTAAGTTCTAGATTAGCTAAAGCCTCTGGACCAGCCTCCAAAAAACCTTCTTGAACAAATTCTTCTCCACCAGCAAGTGCACCTCCAATCACTGGAAGAGCAACTGTAGCTGCTGTGCCTTTTAATCCAACTTTTGCCAAACCACTTGCTATTGCTTTATTTAATCCGCCCGTAGCTATCTTACCTGTAATCCCTCCACCAACAGCACCAACGGCACCGCCTCCAAGTGTAGCACCAGAGTCATACTTTGCTTGATTTAAAACTTCTTGTTTAGCAGCGGCATCAGAAAATGGCCCTTTATCAACTCCAGAGTTTATAGCGTTTTGTTCTGCTTCTTGAAAAGCTGGTAGATTTTGTAGTGTTCCATTTGCATAGGCGTTATTAATACCCTGCTCTATTCCTTGATTAATTTCACCAATCGTTTGTACAGCACCCATTCCAGATGCTAAATAAGGTCCTACACCAGGAACAAATGCTGGAGCAAGAGTCGTTGCTATAGTAGGTGATGCAAACTGCGCTTTAGTAAGTAAACTACCGCCATCACCTAAAGGTTTCATAAGAGCCTGATACTTTTCTGGATCTGATATAGCTAGTAGATCAAGGTTCTGTTCTTTATCTTTCACTTGTTCTTTGCTCATGTCCCTAAGTCTAGCTTCTAAAAAATCAGGTTTGTAAGCACTGCTATCAATTACACCAACTCGATCCAGTTGACCAAGGACATCCGCTCCGCCTTGTGTAAGTATACTTTGACTCGTATCTATCGCGGCATTTAAAAAAGGAGTGTTATCAAATTTAGCTATTTGTTCCGGTGATAGTTTTACTTCTGGGACTTTCCCGTCATCAAGTATCCCTGCAATTTTCATACTTAACGGTAATGGCACATTAAAATCTGACTTCCCATCCACTGGTTGATTTCCAGTGATATTCATTCCAATATTAGCAAGAACATCTGTAGCCTTTTCTATAAACGGCCTGTTGTCCTCTGGAGCTGGGGCGTCCACAACCTGTTCAACAAGCGCAGTAGCTAAATTAGGATCAACTTGTCCCTGTCCAAAACCAATCAAAGAAGTTGCACCCGTTTTATTAACAGAGGTTGAACCCGCATCAACAATTTCTTGAGGCGTAAGTCCCGCTGCAGTCTGCTTTGCAATTCCGCTAACCAACGCAGGAGCAAAAGATTCCGTTGTAACAGGACCCTTAACAGGCATGTCAACTACAGAAGTTGTCTTAGATACCGGATCGTAGCTTACAGTCGGTACTGTACCACCACCTACGTCTACACCAATTGTGTCCACGTCTACAGCAGGAGCTTCGGGAGATGCAGAAGACGCTGCCGCTGCCGTTGCATCTAAAGAAATATTACCGCTAGGACCAGTAACTGCGTCAACCGCCGCTGGTGCTTCTCCGTCACCGTTGCCACCGCCATCACCCGCACCCCATACTGGTCCGCTTCTCCAAGGTTGTAAGAAAAAATTATTTAACATGCCGTTCTCCTAGACCAATTCTTCAAGCGATCCTTCCTATGAAACGCTAATGATTTACAGTTCGGGTACAAATCACATAAGTACTCTTCTAAATTCCTCGTTATTTTTAACAGATCAGAAAGACCATGAGGCGCAATTAAATCTATAATATACAAATGTTCTCCAATGTCACGTTTAAATACATCCCTACCTAAATATTCCCTAGTAGACAACTCCTTATCCGTAAGCCACGCCCAAGTAACAAACCCAATACACTTCCCTTCCCTATAATAAACCTTAATGCGAGAGTGCTCTATAGCCGGATATAACCTCCAAGAAATAACCTCGCTCCTATAACCACTGTAAGGAGGCGTCGTAGTCCATAACTTAACCGTGTCTTTATAATAATCTTTCATGACCAAGTTCCAAGGTTCACGTAACAATAACAGAAAATGAAATAAACAACAACCTCGGCACATGGACCACGGGAATGAAATTACATTGAAAATAATTTTTGGGGTCTACTTGTTCTCTACTTGTGACCCAATGAAAATATCTCCGAATGAATTTACAACACTAATAGAAAAGCCCGCACCAGGCGAGCCCCAATCCCCAAATAGGGGGGATAGGGTCGGTTTGATTGTTTGATATTGGATTGTAATGGCCACAGTAACACCATAACTGATTTCATATTACTTGTGGCATACCTATTGATTACTTGTGATTAATGCTTATATTGAAGGGATAACAAACAAAAAGGAAATAGGACTATGAGTATTAAAAATTTACAAACTAAAGCGACCGAAGCGACAAAGGTTAATATTAGAAATAGAAATGCATTCTGGTATAAATCGCAGTTGGCTCTTTATAATGAAATGATTAATGAACTTAAGGTTCAAGTAAGTTCTTTACGACTTGAAGCGTTAGATAATAACGTAGCCTACCTTAAAGAGGTAACACAAAGGACGCTCCCAACTAAAGATAGAGATCACTATCTAATTGAATACTTAGGAAAGGAAGCCTTTGAAAAGTTAAAGGTGGCAAAGGTTAAGGAAGTATGGACGTTAATTGATAGGCCTTTAGTAGTTAAGACCCCATTCAATTCATAAATACGTATCGGTTGGGGCTCTAGAAATAGAGCCCGTTCCGATGCGATTTTGCATCACAACCATAAAAGGAAATAGGACTATGAAAAATCAATTCGGTAAAACTAATTTAGAAGGTTATGCAATCTATCATGGGGCTTCCGGTTTTAAATGGAAGATCTTAAAGACTTATAAGTCTTTAGATAGTGAAGCAAAAGATCCATATGCACGTTGGTTTACTAGTGCAACGTCTAACCTAATGTATAATCAAACGTGGGAAATGGGTGACGTTTACTTACGTGAAATTTTACAGCACGCAAACTATGTGACGGACGCTAGTCCAGAATGGATTGAGACCTACTCAGAAATCCATAAGCTCCATAACATTCCTATAAGAGCTAAAGAAAAGGTTAATGCTTAAGATTAATCGGTTAGATGCCCAACTTCGGTTGGGCATCATTCCGATGTATCGTAAACATCGTAACTATAAAAAGGAAATAGGACTATGAGAAAAGAATGGCAATCATATATAGAGGATTTAATAATACCGGAGTATTGGCGAAACATAAGCTATAACAATGATACCTTGCCTAGTTATTCTTGCAGGGGATACCAGATATGGATAGACAGCCATAGCTTAAAAGAACGCGTTATAAACGCTAAAGATAGAGGTTTTACTACACTATCTAATAGTGAATTTGAAAAGATATTAGAACTAGGTTGTTCCATTACTGAAGCAATTTATAATAAGCTTCCGCTTCGGTTTGCTGTAACATACTTGGAAGACACGACGGCAAGTTATGATTTCTTATTTGAAAGTAATGATTTTAATGAAATAAAAGAATTCGTTAAAGCTCCCGATTTTGAATGTCTTAGAGGTTTATTGGTATCAGAAATGGGAATAGATATTAATGATAGGGTAAATGATTTACCCGATGATCTTTATCTTTTAACAAAGGCCTATAAACTATTCATTAAAGGTAAAGGACGTAAAGATGTTTAAGTTTGAAGGTACCTGCATCACCGATCCATTTTTGGATGAAACTGGTCGATTTTCAGTAGATCCAATTGAATACTATAAATTGTCTCTAAATACTCTAACCGATATTTATGAGAAGTATTGTAAAAAAGAAAAGATCCCATGCATTGATGCATGGGAATACTTGTTTGATGATAGTTCTTTGACCACCAAGCAAAGCAAATGGATTAGAAGTTTTTCAAATGTTTGGGAATATATAGACATGAAAGAAGGAAAGGTAAAAGAATGAAACACAATCCGGCATTAGTTTTAGGTATAGCATTAATAGTTTTATTAGTTTTTGTTTTATACTTGGATCTAATAATCGCAGGCTAACTTATGGCCAGGTTGTTCTTTACTTGTTATTAAAGAACAACCAATACAATAAAGGTTGCAGCAGGGACGCAAGGCGCAGGAAATAAAAGATAAAATGCAGGGACGCAGGGACGCAAAGCACATTGCTGCAAGTTAAAAAACAAGCGAAAATCCAGGTACTAAGGTAAGCAAACAATTCGTTTCGCCAGTCTGGAGGCATCCTAGAGGGTCGTTTTTTACTTGTTTGTTGAATATAAGTAGAATATAACTAAAACATAATAATAAAAGGGAATAGGAAAAAATGAAAAATGGAATAATATATAAAGGACCTTCGCAAATTGACGGTAAAGAGATTGTTGCTATTGGTACATACTCAGATCGCAACACTAAAACGGGCAAGGTTTTACAAACCTACATATTAAGAGAAAATGTAAATCCGCTCGAAGCTAGTAAAACCGGCCAAGACTACAGCATTTGTGGCGACTGTCCGATGCGAGGCAAGGTCACGACGGATCCAAAAAGAAAAATTGCTAAAGAGCGTGAGTGCTATGTGAATTTAGGCCAGGGTGTTTTAATCGTTTGGAAAGCGTACAAGCGTGGCGTTTATCCAGAGGCAAGTAATTGTAGATCCGAACTAGGAAAGAACAAATTCGTCAGAGTCGGAACGTATGGCGACCCCGCTGCAGTACCAGATATTGTCTGGACTCAGTTATTAGAGAACGCAACAACGTGGACAGCTTACACGCATCAAAAACCTTGGCGACCGGACATAGCAATGCAAAGCGCGGACAATTACGACGAAGCGAAAAACCATTGGTCCAAGCTTCGAAGGACATTTAGAGTCATTCAAAGCGTTAACGACCTGGACAAAAGCAACGAGATACTTTGTCCGGCATCAAAAGAAGCTGGTCGACGCGTTCAATGTGCAACGTGTAAATTATGTAAGGGATCATTGAATGCTAAGTCTATTGCAATCGTTCAACATTAATATAAAGTTACCTTGGCGTGTAGTTTCGTCCTATTCCACACGCCTTAACTTGACCAGGGCTTTCGAGTCCTGGTCCTTTTCACTAAAAAAAAGCGACAAGGACGCAGAGCTACAAGCACGCAAGGCGATAATGATCAATAAGACAGACACGCAGAGACGCAAAGCACGAACCAAGGTCCATGAACCTGGCGTCAGGGTCGCAGAGCACCCCTTTTTCCAGTAAATCGACCCCTTTTTCCCCTCCAAACAAATATATATCCTTGGGCGAGGGGCCTCTAACCAAGAAGAAACTCAGCCCTCCACGAGCGTGATATGCCATATGCCAAGCGATTTGATGAGGTGAGACTTTTACTGCGTATGCTTTAGTTACCTTGAGCTCCAACCAAAAGGGAAGGCCATCCCAAACCACATGAACATCGGGAACACCACCTCCATGCTTGTTCTCAATACGTGTGGCAAACGCTTTACTTGGCAGACTTGCTCGGACTGATTTCCAAAACTTTGCTTCTGGACCTTGGCTCATTTGTTACATCCTTAAAGTCACCATCAATCACAAATGCTTGTGGGTATTTCTTCTGCAAGTCAGCTAATCTTGAGACTATTTCGTCTCTTGAAAGTTGATCCATCGTGTTGATGTTTTCGCGTCTATCAATAGTCAAACCACCCAGTGCCGAGCGGATCTTTTCAGCGTTAATCGCGGCAGAAAATTGGCCTGCATCCTCTGCTCCAAGTGATAGTTTGTGTAGTCTTTCGAGTTGTCCTAGCGTAGTCACTGCATAACGTCGCTCACGTTCTTCTCTAAGCTCGGTTATATAGTCCACAACGTGAGGATAATCTCTTCCATTTAAAAGTATGGATGCTTTAGTTTTTGCCACGTCATGAGCATAGCCTGCCTTCCTAGCACATTCTGCATTAGAATAGATACCCTCTACTATATGTTTAGCGAAGGTTATTTGCCTGTTTGTTAGCTTTCGACCATGTTCTTTTTCAATCTTAGCTTTATTTTTTATCATGTTTGTCCTCCAAACGTACTGCAGCGACTATAACATCCGGTGAAAAACAAGCAATAGACCAGGTGTTATTGTGGTCTACATGTTTGATTACAACATGATTACACTTTGAGTAAAAAACACCCAAAAATACAGGTGATTTAAGAAATCAATAACAACAAACAAACATGCTATATGTAGCGTTTTCTCTAGCATAGCGTAATCAGTGTAATCATTTGTAATCATTTAGGGCAATGAAGACCCTTGTTTTTATACTCTGATTACGTTGATTACGCTGATTACATCATTTCCCACTTGAAAAAAAAAAAAAACAAAAACTCTGGGAATAACGTAATACTGTAATCATTGTAATTATTTTTCTTTTTCGATTGCCTTGACATGTGAGCAACATGTGATTAGTTACTATACTATCAACAACCAAGTGGGAGATAATAGGATGAAACTAGAACTAAAGAATATTAAGCACGCTAATTGGGCGTCAGAAGAAACACAGTGTTACGATGCTGTATTGTACGTGGACGGAGATCCGTTCCTCATGGTCTCTAATGAGGGGCGTGGTGGTGCAGATCGTGATGACCAAGATCCAAGGTTCAAGGGCGACTTTTCATCTAAGTATAGTGAGTTGAGACAGTATTGCCGTGAGGCCTACAAGTTTAAAGGTTTCAAAGATACGTGGATCAATGGCAGTATAGAGCTTGCCTGTCATACATTGTTAGAGGAGCATCTTGAAGCCAAGCATTACAAGAAGGTTCTGAAGCAGGTTTGTTTTGTGGATGAAAAGGGAGATATTTTATCTTTTCCTAAGAGGGTGAAGCCGTCTCCTGCTATCTATAAAGAGATACGTGAACAGCGTGATGATCTGAAGAACGTCACATTTTTAAATGAGTTATCGTTTGATGATGCGGTAGCCAAGATCAAATCAGCGGAGGTTTAAGATGCCAAATTGGGTAACGAATGAAGTAACATTTAATTTTGATATGAGCCACGATAAAGATAGGTTCATGAAGCTTGTAGCGTCAGACGATAACCTGTTTGACTTTGATAAGATTGTTCCGATGCCAGATAATATTTTTAGGGGCAACTTAGGAACGGCTGAACGTGAGAAGTATGGTTCTTTGAATTGGCACGATTGGAGTTGTAATAACTGGGGCACCAAGTGGAACAGTTGTGATGCGACAGTTGATTGGGAAGACGAGGATGGTGTTGGTTTTATTTTTAACACTGCGTGGTCAGCTCCGACACCAATCGCCAACACTCTTAAGGGTATGTTTAAAGGGATTAAGTTTCGTTGGTTTTATCGTGATGAGGGCGATATGTTTTGTGGTTACTTAGACAATGACATTGGAGGGTTTGAAAATGGGTAAGATTAAAGATTGGATCATGATCATGGAGCAAGATGCGACGACCATGGATCGTGGTGAGTGGGTCGAGAAGCATGGATCAACGCATATGGATACGTATGACAAGATCCAGACTGAGATGTTTCAGCATGGGTACCAGGTTTTGGATGACATTTTGAGGGGAGTAGAGCGTGATGACTGAAGAAGAAAGAAGACTTAATGAAGAGGCTTTGAACACGGATCTATGTGATTTGATTGAGAAGTACTCTGGTGAGATGGGCGTTCCGGTTTTTGCCCATCTTGTTACGAGCTTTATTGCGGATCTTTGCATGGATGGTGCTCCAAGTGAGCACACTGGGATTTCAGTTATGCTTCGGTCTATTTCAGAAAAGGGTTTAGCATATGAACGTGCAGCGAATGATTGGAGAAACGATGTATAGGCCTGATTTAAAAGACGCTTTGGACGAGGGCTACACGGAGGCCTTAGATGAGTGCAAGGAGATTGTTAAGAGGACGTTGGACATTTTTCTTGAAACTTCAAAAACGATTGATGAAGAGAGGACAATTCAAAGAGTTGTTCATTCAATCCAGAAACAAATGAAGGAACTGTAATGTCTAAATACTCGTACGAATTAATAGACGAAGTGCATGATCTGGCATGGGGTGATGCAGATATAAAATGTACTGTGTATCATACTGGTAAAGCAAATAGGTTAAGCAAGCATTATAAAGGTATGACCAACAAACAGATAGCGGAAAAGATGGGTCTTACTGATAGTAAGTTGCATTATATTTTATATAAAACAAAACCTAGTTGGTGGTTCAAGGGTTAAGTTATCTCTAGTCGGCATCCTTACGAGGGTGCCGTGTAGGTATAATTTAAATTGAAAGGAGAAGATGATGCCTAAACATTCACAGAAATTAATTGATAAGGCTCACGACCTAGCGTTTAGGGGTGAGCTTTCGAACAAGGCTATAGCCAAGAAACTAAAGCTAACGGCTAATCAGTTGCATTATATTTTGTATGCAAAGCAAGACAGTGGTTACTGGATTGAGGACGTGAAGGAGATTATGAACAAGAAAGAACCTACCATTACGGAGAGTTTCTTGGACTTCTTTATTTTGGATAAGTTCCGATGAGCGAGTTAAATTTAAATCACGAGCCTAGTTTAAATCATTGGGCTAGAAGACTGGCTGATGATGACATACGCACAGGCTACCACACAAATTGGGATCATGCATATGAGTGTGCTTGGACAATCATTGAGGAGTGTAACGATGGCTGAGTGGAATATTAAAGTAGAGATGAACCAGAATTGTTGTAAGCATGCGGTCTCTCGGTATTATGATGCGATTGAAGCGGAGACCTTGGAGCAAGCTGAAGAGATTGCGTATCATAGGTTTATCGATACGCTTGAGGAGAGCATTACCACCAGGGAGTTTATCACTAATCCTTACTGGATGGATGTTAGTCCAAAGGACTATGAAGAGATCAACAATGCTTAGACACGTTGACCTATGTTCGGGGATCGGGGGCTTTAGTCTCGGTTTTGAGTGGGCACAGTTGTCCACCCCTATATTGTTTTGCGACACTGAGCCTTGGTGTCGTGAGATACTCGCAAAGAATTTTCCAAATGTACCCATAGCTGCAGATGTAAAGGAGTTAGCTAATGACCCAGAAAGACTTGTTCCCGAACACGATATCCTCACAGCGGGATACCCCTGCCAACCCTTCTCCGTCGCGGGGAGGCAAAAAGGCTTTGAAGATGACCGCCACATCTGGCCGTACATCCTTAGAATTGTTGCACAAAAAAGACCGACTTGGTGCGTTTTCGAAAACGTTCATGGTCACATTGCTTTGGGTCTCGACCAGGTGTTGCTTGACTTGGAAGCCGAAGGCTACTCCACAAGGACGTTTGTTGTTCCAGCTTGCGGTGTCAACGCTCCCCATCGAAGAGACAGACTCTGGATTGTTGCACACTCCAACAGCGACAGCCAATCAGATGTCACCGAGCATGGTGAACAGAGACAAGGGCAGTTGGGGGAAAGAGATGTGGGCAACGCCCAACACGATGGATCATCTACCGCCAAGGTCGGAGGAGTCAACGAAGAAGATGCAAGAGGGTCATCGCAAGGGCAGAGCCAGACCGAGCAATCTTCGAGAGCAAGTGGACGAGAAGACGATGGATCTTTACGTCAAGAACTGGCCGACCCCAACGGCATCGGACGTGGAGGGGGGAACAGCGCAGGACGTGGAGTTGGAGAACGGAACGTTCAGTCGGAAGAACAAGGACGGAGTTCGGTGGGGCGTGAAGCTGCGAGACGCGGTGAACCACGCGGAGAAGATGTGGCCGACACCAGCGACAAGGGATTACAAGGGCGGTTATCAAGGCGGTCGGATTCGGAACGGCAAAGTAAGTTGGGACACTCTGGATGTAGCAGTTCAGCATACGGACAATCAGGCGAAAACTGGTGGTCAGTTGAACCCGACGTGGGTCGAGTGGCTCATGGGATACCCCGAAGGGTGGACAGACTTAAAGGACTAGGCAACGCGATTGTGCCACAGATAGCAATGAACATAGGATTAGCAATAAAGGAGGAGCTGAAATGAAGATTAAACAAAACCTAGATATCAATAATCCCATAAGTTATATGAGTGACAAAGGAGAAATGAGAGAGTTGGGATCAACTGATGCCATAGAAAACCTTTTGAAACTTCGACCTAACTTACGCAACAATAAAAATGTTGGTGTAATTGAAAAATATACAGGAGTTTTAAATATTATTGATAGTGTAAATGAGCTTCAAAAACAAGGTACTTTAAAATTAGCGATGCGTAATTTAGAAAACAGTCCAGGTTTAAGTTTTATGAAAACTGAACGTGACGATGAAGATAGTTGGATTGAAGCGGATGCTATTAGATACGCACAACCTTTTGAAATTAGTGAAGAACTGTTTGTGTTCGCAG